AGTGGCTCGCAGGTGCTATCCTGCATAGCACAGACGAAGACACGGCGAAACTCGTAGCGGCCTGCCACGCCATGACTGTGCTGGCTGAATGAAGGGATAGCCGATGGCTGACAGAAGCGGTATTGATTACACCCCGCACTCCTGGGGGCCATGGCGTGGTTGTACCCCGGTTTCTGACGGATGTACAAGATGCTACGCCGAGCGCGAGATGAAGCGGTTTGGGATGGACCCGACGACAGTAGTGCGGGCAAGCGACACAACATTTCGGCGACCCATTGTTACAAGGCGGCAACGTGAGGTAATGCGGACACGGCGTGTGCACGGTATCGGCGCGATATCCCACGGATACTCTGCTCGATACCATTACCAATGGCGCTGGCCCGACGGCAATCGCGTGTTCGTCTGCCCGTGGTCTGATTTCTTCCATCATCAAGCGGATCACTGGCGCCCGGAAGCATGGCAGATCATCAAACAACGGATGGACTTGAGCTTCCTGATCGTGACGAAACGCCCCGACTACATTCCATCGCGGTTGCCTGAGAGCTGGGGAAGAGGCTGGCCGAATGTGTGGTTCATCGCAACGGCGGAGAACCAGCACTGGTTCAACTACCGGATGTGCGCTCTGCGGAGAGTGCTCGCAGCCGTCCGCGGGATCAGTTTCGAACCAGCACTCGAGCCGATCGAGATGGGGAAGTTCGCACAGCACGTCGATTGGGTCGTCGCCGGCTGCGAGTCTGGGCCGAATCGAAGACGAGCGGAAACACAGTGGTTCCGAGATCTCAGAGATCAGTGCGTCGAGCGCGGGATCCCCTTCTACCTAAAGCAGATGGAGGTGGACGGCAAGGTCGTGAAGATGCCGAAACTAGACGGGAAGATCTGGGATCAGCTTCCAACGCCAAGGGTCTTGACATGAGGATCGCGAAGTGCTATGGTGGATGCGACGACAGCTTTTCATCAACGTACCGCCCCGGTGCGCGGCGACCACCGGGGCGGGCCTCCTTTTCTGGGGACATGCGACCGCGGAGTTGCATCACATCCGTTCTTCCAGTATAATCCCACGCAGAGAGGTGATAGCAGTGTCGATCTTCGAACAACTCTTCTGGCTGGTTTTCCTCGCGGGATGGCTATTGGTGGCAGTCTCGCTGATCGGTGGGGTGTCAGGATGACCATCGCACTCGCACTGCTACTGACATCTTGTGCCCTGGCGATTGTCGCAACGATCATGCGGATCATGCGACTGACCATGGAGGAGGAGCCGCGATGAAGGCAGAGCAAGAGATCCGGCGGCAAGCGTTGGTGGAGATCAAGGAGCGGCTCCAATCCCAATGCGAAGCAATCCTCAGGCAAGACAACGCCCCCTGGAAACGGGTACTTGGGATGAATGAGGCGATTGGTGTGGTCGCGTTGGCGATCGCAGAGATCGACCTTGGTGCGAAGGCAGAAGAGTTGAGGGAGGGGAGATGGGGACCATCATCGCTGCCGCCAAGATATTCTGCATGATCGCTAGTGCGTTCTTCCTGTTCTACATCATCGGCTGCATGAAAATGGGGGATGAGGAATTCCAGATCTGGCTGGGCGGGAAACTGATAGGGGCGTGGAGACGGCTGGTATCAAGTGTCATGCAGAAATGATCGCGGCGATCGATGCAATGGGATCACCTCCGAAGACTGCGAGGGAGTTCGATGAGATCATTCGCTACTGGCAAGAACAGGAGATCGGACGCCATGCACGGTCAACGGACGAACGCATAGCCATTTCTGCGATCAACCGCGCCGAAATCGAGTCGATCGTCAAGACGAAGAAGTTCCGCATCGCCCATGCGGATAAAGATGATGCCCGCCAGAGAAATGTTGAATTTCGCGGACATGTTGTCGGGAATATCAGCATCTTTGGCAAAGGAGCCAAGGCATTCGGCATCCGTTCTCGGACGTTCAAAGCGTGGGGCTTCGAACGCTTCCGATCATGCGATCTGTTCCTGGAAGAAGACAACAGTTACATCCGATTCGTTTTCTACGAAGATGAAACGGGGCGGTTCAAAACGACGCGCAATCGTGGATCGAAGTCATTCACAGTGAGAGGCAATCGGCTCATTCGGCACCTTGGGTTGAGGAATGGCATCTACATCATTACCCCGATGAACCCCGAGAAGACGGAATTCGGACTTGACGTGGAGAACCTGTGATGGACAACACGGTGACATGTACTGCGTTGGCCGATACAAAGGGAGAGACCTGGCGGATCAACGCCGCGGATGGAGAACTGAGCTTCATCGATTCGGCCGGCGGTACATACGTACTCTGCGTGCTGTCGGATGAAGACATCGGCTATGCGGAGTTCCAACATTCCCTCGATGAGGAGCTAAAGTAGATAGCGTGATCGCCTTACGCAGGCGCCGAGGAACCCCAGCCCGCGGGGGACTGACAGACCCCGCGGGTCCCTCACTTGCATCACATCGGGAGAATGAGTACAATCGCAGTACGAGGTGATAGCGATGGCGAGTCCAAACATCTTCCCCGCAGTCTGCGGCTCCATGCAGTACGCCGGCGGGCGCATCATCATCATAGACGGAGTGGCCGTGGAGATCCCTCGGAATGGATACGCATTCATCGGAGAGGCTGTTGTGGCAGAAGGTGGCGCCGCGGTCATTCGTGGGCGGCAATGCTTTGGACCGCTTGCCAATCGCTTTTCGTTCATCAAGATCGGGGACAGCGAACTCGAGACGATCCGCGCGCTGTGCGAGAACAGTCCAGACGGGAGCATCCCATACATGTTCTCAACGCTACATCCTCGGCCGAAGGCCAGCTTGAACTGAAGGAGGGACACAATGCCTATCGGAATGATTCGGGCGTACGCCATCGTCGATCCGTCGCGGCGCGTCGCTGGATGTGAATGTTTCTGGCGTGCGGCAAGTAGAGGGTACACCTGCGATCCGTTTGAAGCAGGTACCTACACCGAAAAGGAGGCACGCGAGATCACGGAGAGAGTTGACGACTATGCTGTGCCAATGTCTGAGGTTCTGGCCGCGACGATTCATCGCGTCGAACAAGGACGGCTGAAGCCGGTGAACTGGGAGGATCTCAATGACGGCTGAGGAGAGGGTGAAGAAATTCATCGAGACGCTACTGATTCGTATCCACTGGCAGGGCGAACGGAGTGAACATCCGTCTGATGTGAAGTGGTTGGAGCAGAGGGTGGAGTCATTGACGGCAGAGGTGGCACCAATCATCCTCGACGCTCAACGCGAAGCTGAGGCGGCGACGATCCAGCGGTGTGTCGAAGAGGCACAGAACTCTGAAGCGTGTGACCCCTGGTTTGTAGGAGATGCGATTCGCGCCCTCCCCTCGATCTACTCAGAGGCCGCGCAGCCATGATCCAGTGTTTGGTAGCCACAAGGGATCTGAGGCGGTTTGAAGCGCCCCTGGTTCGCTCTGCATGGAAACGGCGGCGGCTGCACCGACTGGCATGGTGGGGCATGCGCTGGCGGTTCGGGATCCGCATTGACAAGGTGCGGGTGTCGATGGGCGGGGTGCTGACCGTCGCTGTCCCGGATGGGCTGAGCTACAAGGCTTGGAGGGCGCGGCATGGCGGGTGACGAGATGACACAACGAGTGCATGAGGAGGGGAAATGAAAGTGGAACTGGATGTTGATCTGCGGGCGTTTGCCGAGAGCGAGGAGTTCGCGTCAATCGGCGAGATGATCGTCGATCGGGCAGTCAACAAAGTTGCCGATCAGTTGTCCCGCGACCTGCAGAAGAACGTGGAAAAAGTCACCACAGAGCGGGCCATCATCAAGATCGACACACTCATTGGCGACCTGGACATGAAGGTGTTCCACCGGACCAATCACTACGGCGAACCGACAGGCGAACCGCAGACGTTGCTTGAGTTGGTCCTCTCCTCGGTAGACCGCTGGGCGCAGACCAAGGTCAATTACGATGGCCGTCCGTCATCGGGAGGGTCTTCCGACAAGACGCGCATCGAGTGGCTGGCGCACAAACTCGCAGATGAGATCGCCAGGGAACACCTGGAGGAGGCAATGGACGAGCTGCGTGCTGCTGCTTCGGGGAAGGTCGGCGAGATGGTCAGGGATGGGGTAGAAAGCGTCTTCGGCTTGAAGAGGCGCTGATCGCCCCGAGACAGAATTGATGGAACGTACCGAGGAGGCGTAGTGGCTAAAGTCCCGTCCGAGATCAAGAAGGCAAAGGATGCGCTCGAACTCGAACTGGCGGAACTGATCCACATGGTCACGAACTGTTTCCATGAGCAGTACCCAGAGTGGGCGATCACGGATACTGACATCGGAATCATCGACATAAGTACGATGGGGGAGGCAAAGCGGATGACGGCAGCATGCCGTGTCGAGTTGACGCGAACGGACGGGGCGCTGAAGATCTGTCTCGGAGGTCAAGTGAAAGAGAGCAAGGAGCGCGACAAATGAATCCGGTGTTCATCGTGTATCTGATCTGGTGGATTATCATGTTCCACACGCTAGTAATGGATTAGCATGGAGAGCGAGTCCCCGGCATCCTATCACCTCACCCGGCGCGAGCCGGAGATAGCGCGGTCCGCTCAAACGGACCCCACAAGCCGGGGCTCGCTCTCCATGGTGATGCAGATCGCAGTTGTTCACAAGTGCATCATCTGGTATACTCCCTTGGAGCAGGGGTATTGAACCTGAGATAGGCAAGCAAGGAAAAGGAGGAAGCGATGGCGAAGAAGGAGATCATGGAGAAGCTGTCAATCTACATCCCTCAGAGCAAGATGGAGGCGAAGCCGGTCGAACGGCTGATCAAGCTCGGGGCGAAGAGGGACCGCTCGATCAACTACCTGGTTGTGGAAGCAATTGTCCAGTATCTGGACCGCGAGGAGAAAAAGTAGGTCCAGCCCGATAGCAGAAGGAGCGTGAACATGAAAATGGAGCGGCCAGCGCAACTGGTAACTGGGTACGTGTGCAAGTTCGGGGAAGAGAATCTCGCAGGCGAAGTGATCGAGCACGATGCTGTCGTCCGCGCTCCGAAATGGCTTGCGACAGAGTTGGAAAAGGACGACTTCGGCGTCAAGGTAATGGTCGCGGTCCCAGTGGAAGACATGCCTGGGTTCGGTGAAGACAGGCTGGATCTTTCGGCCGGCGAGATCGAGATGCTGCGGAACATCCTTGCGGAACAGAAGACGAAGGTAGGAGAAACGGTGAAGCGCATGCAGGAGGATACGCTCCTCGCGAAGCTGGACGACTACCTGAATCCTCAGTTGTTCCCAACGCAGCGGCCGGCAAGTTCGTCCTCTAAGCAAGACGATGAGACAGTGGCAGAAGAGGCCGAATCGTCACAGTCAGGTATCGATGCGGGCGAATGTGTCGATGAAGACGAGGAGGACGCTGGGAACGACGACGAGAACGCGGGCCTATAGAAGTTGGCAGGGCGCAAGGAGCAAAGGTGTCCCCCCGCACTCCGGGTCGGGGGGATGCCTAATGGAGGGGAGATGCCAGAGGGGAGTCAGAAATCCAAGCGTGTGACCGTCACATTGCCGCCAGAGGATCGAGAGTATCTGGGGGTGATGGTGAAGAGAGCGGGGCGTGAAGGCAGGCGCGTGAGCATTTCCGATCTCATCCGCGAGGCGGTACATGGATACATCAAGAACCACAAACGTCGTTCCGGTAGGTGAGTCTGCACGCGGGTTGCTTGAGGCGCGACGCCGCCAATCTGCACTGAATCCGTATATGTGGGCGAACGCTTGGCGTGTCATGCCCGACAGGCGCACGTACTCTATCTTCAATCCAACGCGATGCCAGCCATATCTCTACGAGCCCTATCTGGAGATCGGGCAGTTGCGCATCCCTGGAGGAGAGATCGTGGTGATGAAATGTGTCCAGACCGGCTGGACCGAATTGGGAATCAATTCGGCGCTGTGGTTCATGGACACGAAGCGTGAACCTGCTCTCTACATGCTGCGGACGGATGCCCAGCTTGGACCGTTCGTTCTGGCGCGAATAGACCCGGCGATCACGGCTTCTCCATACATCCGAGAGGGATTCTCCACCGTCGCCGATAGCGCACATCTCAAGATCGGATGGAAGCAGCCGCTCTACTTCCGTGGAGCTCATTCGGTGGACAGTCTCGTCGAGTTCTCTGCCGGGTTGATCGTTCATGATGAGAAGAATGACTTTGACCCCGAAGGGATCGCAGCATCACTGGGGCGGCGAGAAGGGATGATCCACAAATGGGCTATCGCCCTATCGAATGCCAAGGTACCCGAGGACGGAATCCATCTGGAATGGCTGGGCGGATCCCAGGGGAAGTGGGCATTGTGGTGCGAGAAGTGCCAGGAGTACGTCATTCCACAGTGGCCGGAAAGTGCGAATCGTAACCATCCATTGGCCCCGATGTGCCCGAGCTACGATCACGAGCTTGACAAGACACAGGGCAAGTGGATTCACGCAAATCCAGAGGCAAGCTACAAGTCATACACGATGGATCACTTCGCATCCCCACGGACGACTCCCATCGAGATGATCGAGGAATGGGAGAAGATCCATGGCGATCCGACGAAGATGGGTGCCTTCTATAATCTGCGACTGGGCCTACCATGGGCGCCGGAAGGAACGCAGATCACCGATGTTTCGGGGCTTCCTTCAACAGGGCAGATGATCCCGTCCTATGATCGCTCGAGCGTCATGGGCGTGGATGTCGGGCCGGTGCTGCACGTCGTGATCCGCAGATTGCGTGGCGGGATCCTGTGGGCAGGAATGCTGGCCGGCAGTCACGCCTGGGACGAGTTGGGCCGTAAGATGCACGCCTACAACGTCCTGCATTGTATGATCGACGCGCAGCCAGAGAGGACGAAAGCGAAGGACTTCGCCAAGATCTTCCCTGGAATGGTGACCGTCGTGATGTACAACTCGAATCCAATGGCGACGGAAGCGAAGTGGTCGGAAACAGAAGACGGCGTTCCGATGTATACTGGACTTCGAACTCCGATGATCGATGCAGCCTTGGCCCTGATCCACACGAAGACGGAAGGAGTCCCGAGCAACTTGCCGACGGACTTCTGGGATCACTTCAGAGCCGTGTCACGGCAGATGATCAAGCGTGCGGACGGTCAGATCTACTCATCGTACGTGAATTCCAAACCCGATCACTACGTGCATGCGTTCACGTATGCCGTGTGCGCGGGGGAGAGATACGGCGGCTCTGACGGCGAGCGGACGCAGTTCTTCCCTGGAGGCGGACGCAGGAAAGAGGAGAAGAAGAAACAGGAGCAGCAGGAGTATCCCGACGATGTGATGCTGGCGTTGGCGCGTGGACAGGGATACGTCGGGAAGGGTTGCACGATGCCGGGCGGCCTAGCAATGAAACTTGTCTATGAAGGGAAGGATCCGTGTGCAGAGTGCATGGAGTCGCGGGACGTGTGCGGTGGGAAGCTGAGGAGAGGATGAACATGAAACTAACGAAAGGGACGGTACTCAGGGCGCGTGGAGGATGGGATGCAGAGGTGGTGTGGATACACGGGTATGGATTCTACGCCATTCATCAGCCGGACAAGGACGTAAGCGCAAGTGCTCCAATATCACACGGACCAGACGGGAAAGCCCACAGCATGTTCAGCGTTATGGAGCCGCCATGCTATGCTGTAGGCCATCCAGCCGATCTTGAGATGGGAGACTACAAGCTATGAAATACATCAAAACGCCGGATGGACACATCTATGCCGTGGCCGCGCTATGGCCACCGCAGAGAAGCGGAACGGGCGCGGGGCAAACCTGGCGGATGTACCTGATCGGACTGGACGGGGAGAAACGCCTGTATGCGGAGTACGCAACGGTCGAGGAGGCCGTGAAGACTGCGGTCTTCGCGCAAGCCTTCTTCGCCAGCGGACGCAATCTGATGGTCGCGGACATGGATGGGATCCTGTCCGTGCCAGTAGATGAGAATGGCGATTTGCTGCGGATAGCGATGAATAATGATGCAATGATGTTACGCCTCGGCCTAGCGGAGATCGAGGACGAAGGAGCGGCCGAATGATCCAGACGGCAACATGTATCATCGGCTTGGAGAGCGGCGGCGATGTCTACATCGGCGCGGACTCAGCCGGTGTCGCTGGCTATGACCTCAGAATCCGTGTTGATGAAAAGGTGTTCATCAAGGGTCGGATGATCTTCGGCTTTACATCGAGCTTCCGCATGGGGCAGATCCTGCGCTATTCGTTCAGCCCGCCACAGCAGAGGATTGGACAGAGCGACTATGGATACCT